GACGTTTTCCCAGACAAAGAAGCGGGGCTTTCCTGTGCGCTCTCTAAGTCTGTGAACAAGGTTGATTGCTGTGCGGAACAAGCCGCTTCTCTCTCCATTTAATCCTTCTCTCTTTCCTGCTATACTGAGGTCTTGACACGGACTGCCCGCGCAGATGATGTCTACGGGCGGGAGTGTGGCGGGGTCTATTTTTGTGATGTCTCCCAAATGAATGACGTTTGGGAAGTGCTTTTCGGTGATGCTTCTGGGAAATGATTCAATCTCGCTTGCCCATACGGGGGTAATCCCTGCGTGTTGTGCGGCAAGAAGCGCACCCCCAATGCCATCAAAGAAGCTGCCGAGTGTCATGCTCTGCGTTTCCTTCATCATCTGTCCTTCCTTTAGAAATGTACTTTCCACTGTACTTCCCCTCCATTGACCTTATTGTCTTTCAGATCATAGTGCAGTTCTAAGACAACAGAGCGGTCTTTCTTATAGTTGCGCTGAAGGCTGATGGGGATGTATGCTTTGTCGTCATGGACACCCACACCTACTCCCAGTTCCCAGTTGCGGTAGGTGTTGATCTTGTAGATTCCGACGGGAACGTCTTTGTTATCCGGCTGCTCCGCGACGACGGGCTTGTCCGTTTTTGCGAGAGCCTCGGGCGGGAGTGTGGTGTCGCCTCGGGCGATCTTTTGCTGCACGGTATGGGCAACGCTTTGCCCTTCTTTTGCAGTCTCGTGATAGACGGTCTGCGTACGTTTCGCGGAGGTCTGTGCATCACGAATCTGTGTTGCGGCAAGCTCTGCGTTGGGTTTGTTCAGGTGCAGCTCATTCTGCAGGACGTTGGTGTCGGTCGCCTCCTCTGCGGTGAGGACGGGCGGCTCCTTCGGCTCCTGTGTGTCTCCCTTCATGAAGTGGGCGACGCCATAGAGGAGAAGAACAAACAGGACGGAGATGACAAAAATAAAAAGAGCATCCATTCGGATGCCCTTCTTTACTGTCTGCCATCCCTTACGTATATAGGATGTTCGCATCAAAGCTCTTTCCTCCGATCTGTGCGCTGTCGGTGTACTGCCACATATAGCCCTTGATGTCATCGACACTGCTCCACTGGGCGTTCCAGACGGCACAGCCGATGGATTTCCAATCGATGTAGGTCTCGAGCCAGTGACAGGAGGCGTAGATGCCGCAGTCCAGTCCGATGGTCTCACGGAATACGCGGCACATCTCGGTCATCTCCTGCGGGTCGAAGGCGAAGCCCCGTCGTGCCTTGTAGTGGTCTGCGTCCTCCATGTCGTAGAATACGGGGAGTTCGAGGAGGACACCCGAACGGTCGATGACGCTGCGGCAGTGCTCTGCTTCCTCACGTGCCTGAGACACATTCAGTCCATAACCATAGTGGTACGCGCCGACGAGAAGGCCGACACGGTGTGCCTCCGCGACGTTGCGCTGAAACATTTCGTCAACGCCCGTACGCCCGTAGCTGCACCTGATAATGGCGAATTCATAGCCAGCCTCTTTGACTGCGTCCCAGTCAACCCACCCATTGTTCTCGGATACGTCGATACCACGTTTGAAATTGCTCATTTCTTGTTATCTCCTTTTTTCTTGTTGATGTCTTTTTCATCTGCGATTTGCTTGAGTTTCGTCCGCAGGAATGCAGGGATGATGTAACCAAAGCCCATGCGATCGATGTTCTCAATAAGGCTCATACACTCGATAAGGGCGAATCCTGCAATTACCATATCACGGAAGATGTCGGCGTTCATTGCAGTGTCGAGAAGAAAACCGATGAGGATGCAGAGGAATATCCCTGCTTTCTTAAATAGCCCCCGTGCGCCGATGGCGCTCGAGAGGCGATGATGCTTGAGCCCTGCTGCGATGCCTGTGAGAACGTCCACGATCATCAGGACAGCGAGAGCTTCGATGGAGGCGTCAATTCCTCCCACTGCTTTGTCGAGGCAGGTGAAGCAGATGCCGAAGATGGCACCGAGGGTAAGCTCTGTGTTTGTCCAGAGGTTCTGAATGTAAGTCAAAATGTTGTTTGTCTCCTTTATGGGTTAAACTGGACACCTTGGACGGCAATAATACGATGAGTAGTGGGGTTGTATGTAAAGCTTCCCTCCTTTGTAACCTCAATGGAAGATACACGTTTTCCGTCATTGAGGGCAAATAAACGGTACCTCTGGCTTCCTAATGTGTATAACCATCTTGGTATGTAACGATATGAGGGGGTACTAAGATCCCCCGCAGACGCAAAAGTAATAAGTATCCCTTCAAAGGTATTTTCTAGTTGAACTGGAATGCCTCCAGTCTTGTAAACTGTTACACCTTGAATAACCTCTGTTTGAGCAAAAGAGGGAACACAGTTCACAAGGACTACATTTGTTGAGGTGCGAAAGCTCCTTATGATAGTTTTTACATTATCCCATACCTCTGTCGCCATCTTCACGAGAGTAATCGCACCATTAGAGATATGTTTAGTGTGGATGGAGCCCTCAGAGGGTGCAGCATCCCCAAGAGACTGCACTACAAACGCCGTTGTCGCAATCTGTCCATTATTTGTTCCCCGTCCGGCAGTTGGCGCGGTCGGCGTTCCTGTGAGAGCCGGGGAGGCGAGCGGCGCTTTCGGAGCAAGGAGTGTATTGGTCTCACTTTTGGTATAGGTGTCAATATCAGCTGCCGTAAAGCCAATCTTCGTTTTGGTAATGGCACCATCAGCGATGTTCTCGCTTTTGACAATACCTTCTAATTTGGAGGCTTGCTCTGCCCGCTTTGCCGAGGCTTCGGATGCTGCTGCACTTTGTGCAGAGGCTTCTGCGCTGCTGTGTGCCTTCCCCGCCTCATCGGAGGCATGTTGGCTGTCGGATGCTACTCGTACAGCAATCGTCTCGACTGAGGTTTTGACACCATCGACGTGGGCACTCACACCGTTGACATGGTTTTGCATGTCACGAATTGTGTTCTGTACACCCTTGATGTTGTTCTCGATCACAGCACTTGCCTGTCTGCTTACCTCAGAGGCATCGGCATACTGTGCAGAGCTCGATGCAGAGCTTGCGGCACTCTGCGCAGAAGAGGCAGCGTCGTTCTTGAAAGAGAGTGCCCGTTCTTTATCTGCACGGATGGCTTGCTCAATGCGCTGAAGCTCGTCCTGCCGTGCCACGCCGACACCATCAAGTTAGTCCGGGGTACGACCCCCCTGTGGCTGCTGGGGGTCGCGGGGGTTTTTGAGGCGGCGGCCCCGCCCCTGCCACGCACCGTCGTCATCAGTAACCATGGCAGAGTTGAGTAAAAAGTCGCTGTTCTCTTCCTCGACATGGAGGAGCTGCGCGGCCATCTTATCCATCTCGCTCGCAAGCAGGAGACTACCGTCGTTGAAGTCGACGAGGCTGCTGGTGGGCGTTTGCCGATAGACATATACGGTCACATTTGCAGGAGCGACGCTGCGCAGGAGGATAGACTGCCCTTCGACGCTGTAATCGCGGTTGTACTCGAGGTTTGTCGTCCCACTTCCTCCCTCGTAGCGGACTTTGACAAACTGCTTGCTGAGGTACGGGAATGGAAAGGTGTAGCTTTGCTTCCCTCCCTGGTAGGATACGGTCGCTTTGCTTTGCATAGAATCTTATCTCCTTTATTTCGGTCGTTTCTCTGGATAGCCACTGCCCTTGATGACGCTGTCGATGTAGGTCATGAAGGGGATGAAGTTCGGGATGGGCAGGAGTTTGTAGAAGGCACGGATGTCCTTCTGTGCTGCATCTCCGTCGATGAGGTGCCCCATCGCCATTGCCGCGCTGTAAGGAATACCGAACATTTCCTTGACAGCGGGCAGCTGAGACACAAGGTCACCTGCAATGTCAGAATCACTGCGCTCCTTCTTTCGAACGTCCTGCCTGTCAACTGTGGTGCGTGTGGTAGGTGCGCCAAATGCTGCTTCGTAGAGGTCGTTGCCGAAGGAAGCAGGGGCGCTGAATGCAGAGCGAGTGGCGGCGACACGAAGGAGCTGTCCGTCATCAAACATTCTCTTTAGGTAGTCGTTCGCCCCTGTGACATCACCAAGCGCATACATACCCGCCGCCTTTGCTCCGATGCGAAGTGCATAGGCTGCTGTGTTGGTGGCGATGGACATACCAAAGGCGATGGCATCGTCCAGTTCATGCGCTGTGAGTGCACGCATGGTCTGGGCATTGAGGGCTCTGAGGTTGTAGTCTTTGAATTGGAAGAGCATGCGCGTGAACCAGTTGGCATTTTTGAGGAAGTTCTTGTTGCCCTGCCGCATACCTGAAATGATGGCCCTCTGGGCGTGTGTCTCCCCCATACCGTAGAATGTCCAGTAGCTCTCGGGGTCATTTTTCATCCACCCTTGCATGTCGAGGCGAATGATGCGCCCTTCGCTGTCACGCTCCACGGCTGCGTTCAAGTTGTCCTTGATGCGCTGTGCCATGTCATTGGAGACGTGGGAGGCCTTCAGCTTTGCCGCTGAGAATGGATTGCGCACTACGCTGAATTCTTTCCCTGCTGCCCAATCCACCGCGTCCCTGAGGGAGCCCGCCCCGCGTGCCGCGGTCCG